TCAGATTCGGAATCATAGTCATTGGATGCGACGGACTCCTGATAGTCGGAGTCTTCCTCTTCCAGATATTCGTCAATCTTGGTGGCGATGCCCTTGCCAATACCCTTTAGGTTGAGCAGGCTCTCACCAGACTCAACTCCGTAGTCAAGCTTGCGAATAACCTCCGCAGCCCTCTGATAGGCGGCGGTCTTGTAAAAATCGGAGGTCATCTCCCCAAGTTCAAGGAGACGATCAACGATACCCTGGTTCGGGCAGCTCTTCCCGATGGGTGATGCGGTCTTGTCGTAGAGGGAGTGGGCCTCGGCTCCAGCTTGATAGGCTGGGTAGAGGGAATTGAGAGCACTGACCTTCTCTTGGTTAGCTTTATTGAGTAGGTTTTTGAGTTGCTCAATCTTGTTGCGAGACTCTTCGTAGGTCTCGGGAGATTTCTTCTTGAGGTCGCGGACTTGCTTCTTGAGATCAATCTCGTTGAAGGTGAGAGTGCGAATGGTTTCGCCTTGTTCGTCGCAGAGGCTCTGGAGTTCGCGGTTCTCGCGCTCGAGCTTGAGGATGTAATCGGTGATAGAAGAGCAGTTCATGGTAGTAGGCATCGGAAGTTTTATAAAAATGAAGTAGTTTTCACGGACTTAGGTGTTTAAAGACAAGATTTCTGAAAAAGGTAGAAAATGTTAGCTCTCGCTCAACCTATTCATGTACAACGAACACCTGTCAAATTACAAACCAAGAAAACTCAAATGCGTCGTCCCATCCGCAATGTCAAAGTTCAAGCAGCTCTACCGGATCCAGACCTCGCAAACTACGCAGTGTTTCAACTTGCTTCTTGGGTCCTACCCATGACTATTGCAGGTCGTCTACTCAAGATGGAGTATCCCGAGATTGCCACAGGTCTCGTCATCATGGGACTTACTAAGACGGCTCTCGCAGCAAATGGAATTATACACTATTAAAGATAAAACGTGCCAACCAATAAAATGATCTTAACACTCACACAAACTCATGTAATGCGTCCACGTGTCGTCCGCATTCGAGCCAAGAAGGAAGAAGAAAAGAAGGATATCAATCCCATCAAGAAGTTCATCATGAAGGTCTTCAAGGTGGAGGAAATTGATTATGATAAATTCCGAAAAGAGAACAAGTGGGCTATTCGTCCAAATCAAGATAAAGCTAAGAAGTAAATAAATATCATGTGGTCAATTACTGGGATTGTTAAGTCTAATTACCTATGTGCGTTAGGTTTAACACCTTATTTATTCCACTATTTAGACACCGGTTCTTTATCGGCTCTGATTGTTTATATAAATGGAATGACGTTTCATTTAATTTTTCCACATAATTTTTATATGAAATGGTATGATATTAGTTGTAATGCAATTTTGATCATATACGGAAACTTATACGCTATGAACGTCTTCGTAACTTTATGGAGTTTGTATGGAACTATACATTTCATGTATAATGTCCCTATTCCGGGTTATGAAATTATAGAACCGATAGTGCATGTATTATTCGTTCAACTGAGTTTGCATCATGCACTTGTTCTTTCCGGAATTTAAAGAATAAAGTCGTTAGACATAAAACATGTCTTTAGCTATCAAACCCCTTCACATTTCACGAAATATTAGAACTAGAGTAGCCACCGATCCCGCCCAATACGACACGGAAATCAACGCAGCCCGTGGATTTAGCCCAGTAACAAAACCTATCCCCCCTCGTCTACAGTCCCAAACCCGTACACCCGAGAGAGTCACCCGTGATTCTGGTGGTGTATTCTATGACCCAGATCAATATGACCCCGATGCAAATCAAAGATCTTCCTATTCTCCACCAATGGATGAAGCGTCGCAGCTCATAGATAATCTCCGTACCCCACTTGACGACGCACAAGTGACTAGGGATGAGGTCATAGAGGCACAAAACTTTTGGGCGAAATCCATCGTAGACATTTCAACTTCTTTCTTAACAGGTGGTGATTATGTAAAACTCGCGGGTGAACGCGCGGGTGAATTGTATGGTTACGATCACTCTAATGTATTATTCAAACCTACCAAGGCTGTGGAGAAACAGTTCCGTCCCACCGCAAACGATGCGATGTCTTATTTTGTAGGTCATGATGCTGTAATCAGTGGATATAAGGAAGATCAGGGTTTCGCCATTAATGCCAAAAAGGGATTCAGTAAAGTTATATTCAACAATCACCAAATTGACTGCCACAATCAGGTAGCGATCGCTATGGGTACCTATGAATTTACCTGTGCCACAACTGGTGAAGTTTCAGAAGTTGAGTATACTTTTGGTTATAAGCGCAACCCCGATGGCAAAGTACGCATCTGCCTCCATCACTCTTCTATTCCTTATGAGCCGGGTAATAAGACGATTCACGAGAAACGAGTGGATTCCTCTCACGTGAAGCGTAAAAGTGGAATAATTTATGACCCCGCACAATGTGATCCGGAGGCTAATATACGCCACAATTCAACTAAACAGTGGTAATCTTTAGTCTAAAATTTTTATCAAAACCATCTATGGATATCTTTCCCTCATCCACAAGACACTTAATCTTATTTCCAACCTTTAGGTTGTTGTTATAGGCCTCAGTGTGTTTTGGGTCAGCTGGTAAATTTGGAATAAGCATATTGAAGGCCATCATCTTTTTAGCCATAGAGAGTTCGGGACTTTGGAGTACGCGCATGACATCTTGGGGAATCTGTGAAGGATCCATTATACTTTAAGGATTCTTTTTCTTTAATTGTTTACCCTTAGATTTAGATTTGGGTTTCTTACTATCTTTTACACGCTTAGCAACTCCTAGTGCTGCAGCAGTACTCGCCGCGGCTTTTGAAATTAGGGCTCCTGTACAAATAGGACACGGCATCTTATAATTTTATCCGAGATAAAGAATAACACCATTTAACCTATAGATGTATGGTCGTCGTAAAGCAAAACCAATTGGATTTTCTAGTCACGATGATCCTAGAAGGTTAGTTATTCGTTCGGAAGACTCTAATCCACCACCACCCCCATTATATATTGCACCACCCGAACTCGTGCCAGTTGGTATACATTACATAGTTGATCTAGATAACGTAGAAGAGACTGATAATGATACATTGGTGAGAATTTGTGATGAGTCATTAGAAAAGGGTGAAGTGACCATACTGAATAAGATGATACACGCATTTGAACCACAGGGTTTAACCTTGTTGTATCTACTTTCTGAAAGTCATTTTTCTATGCACACATGGCCAGAATATAAGAAGATTCGTATTGACTTCTTCTCATGTGACACGAATCAGAATAAGTGTGATCGGGTTATTGAAAATCTAAAGAATGAGTTCCCAAACACCATCTTCAAATCCAAAATGCTGAAGCGTTAAACGATGGTTTATAAATTCTCCTAAAACAAAAGATGAAGACTGTGATACTTCTAATACTAATCACTGTTCTTATTTTGGGGTTTATAGGAACATCTCGGTTTAATTGGGAAGTGGTTAATAAGGGTGGGATTGATACAGATGGACTAAAAGTGTTATATCACCTAGAAAGTCCATATCAGACTATTGATTTAGCCAGGGATCTTAAGACTAAACATATCTCAATGTTTTTAAATGGTGCTATTCAAAATAACACAAAGGAATATGAAAAGTCGCATTACGCCATGGTTGATATATCTGGTAAGTTGGTAAAAAGTCAACCCAAGAATATTTTGATTTTAGGGGGTGGAGATGGATATCCAGCTATGCGGGCTCTTAAACAACCTGGTGACCCATATGTTAAAAATGTTGAAATTGATGATGTATTGATTGACTTCGTTAAAACAAACCCTATTATGAGAAAACACACACAAGATGCTTTTAACGACCCCAAATTGGATCTAACAGCTATGGATGCCTATAAGTATATCTATACAGAAAAACGGAGATTTGACGTAATTGTGTATGATATAGCTAGAGCCATAACAAATAATACGGTAACCAACTTTGAACCATGTGATGATCATATTATTGAAAATCTACTTGCTAGTGGAGGTGTAATGAATTACACGATGGATTTACGAGCTGAAATACCCGAGTTCGGACCCATATTCAGAAAGTACCTTAAACTAAAAAAGAAGTGTAACAAGGAGCATCTCATGCTATTGTTACAAACCATGGATGATTTTAAGAAGTTCAGTAAACACTGTCCAATTGATATTGTAAAACTCAAGGAAAGATATCCAACAAGTGAAATTGGTATAATGATGTATGATCTAAGGTGCTCGTGTGGAAACTATCGTTACAACGAGGAATTATATTTTTACATCTGTAAAGAGCCATTTAACAAAGAGAATGAAGATATAAAGTTTCATAGCTTCACGAGTTGTATCCCATAATCCAATTCTTCAACGATTGGGTCATTTTTATAATCAACTTGATAGTAGATCTTACTAATACCACTACTAGCTAGGGCTTTGAAACAGTTCAGACACGGGTAGTGAGTAATATATACCTCGGCACCATCGATGGAGACTCCTCTCTTCGCTGCATCGGTGATGGCGTTAATTTCTGCGTGGATCGTGGCTTGCTCATGACCCCAACGAACTATGGATTTATGATCCGTACCAGCGAGGAATCCATTGTAACCCATGCTTATGAGTCTGTTATTCTTCACTATAACACAACCCACTTTTAGTCTCTCACATGGAGACCGAACTGACGCCAGAGTTGCAGCTTTCATAAAGTAGTCTTGCCAGCTCATACGAGGTTCGGGTTCTTTTGGTATAGATACGCGCTTACGCTTCGCATCTTTAGTCATAGACATGAAACGAGGTGATGCACGAGGACTGTCCATTTACTTGATAGAAGTTTTATTCTTTTAAACACTTAAGTGAGATATGTCTTATAGATTTTTGATGAGAAAAATGAATCTAACGTATGCCCCCGAGTTACGTGAACTTTATGATACGAATGGAATTCCTCTACCAGACGTGAAAAAGGCGGGGGGTGCAGCTGTAGCATTGATGTCACAACCAGATATGAGAGGGGGCAATGGTTGGGTTAATAGAGAATCCGCTAAAAATTTTTTTGATAAACAGGGAATCTCATCCGCTGACCCTATTCAACCATTCAATAAACCAGGTGGCTCTCATCTTCTGGCTAGAATCAATGTGAAGGGACAATACTCCCTCAAATTTCCATTTGAATTTGTAAATCTACATAAACGCCAAGACGTAAAAATTAACGTTCTTAAGAATGGAACCAAAGAGGAACAAGTAAGAAGTGTCAAGGCTTTTCAATTCGAGACTGCTAAACGGCACATGAAAGATGCTGAAATGTTCCTTCGGCTTTATGAACTGGAACGCAATAGTGATGTCTATGATAGACTGATGGAAGAATGTCATATAATTACGGAAATTTGTGACACCATTCTCTGTCTGCCCACTGAAAAGTGGCAAATTGGGCATCTCATTGCAAACCCCCCTAAGGAGGCAAATGACCCAGACAATCTGTACTATCAACCAGAAATCCAATCAAAATATAGAGACAACTACATTTTCAACCACATGTTTCAAAAAATAAAAGTTAAAGATTAAGGTAGCCTAATTTGTAATGGAAACTAATACTATTGAGTTAGCTAACTGTATAGAAGCCATGAAAAAACTTCCCGATAATTCCATTGATATGGTCTGCACAGATCCACCATATTTCTTGGATGGTTTGGGTGATGATTGGGACAAGAAGAAACTCGATAAAAAGGGTTCATCTAATATGGTTGGCAATCTACCAAAAGGTATGAAATTCGACAGAAATCAATCAAAAAAGTTTTCAGAATTCTACCGTAAAGTTTCCGATGAAGTTTTTCGGGTATTGAAACCGGGTGGAAGCTTCATATCTTTCAGTAGCCCTAGGTTGTACCATTCAATGACCATAGCTGTCGAAGATTCTGGTTTCGAAATTCGTGATATGTTAGCGTGGATTTACACGCAGTCACAGGTGAAAGCGTTTAGCCAAAATCATATAATAGATAAGGACAAACAGAAGACACCTGAAGAAAAGGAGAAGCTAAAGGAACTATGTAAGGACTGGAGAACACCACAGCTTAAACCTGCTATTGAACCAATGTGCTTAGCAGTTAAACCTATAGAAGGTCGTTACATAGACAATTTTGAGAAATATGGTACGGGTCTATTGAACACATCCGATGAAACGAAAGTTGATGGTAAGTTTCCATCGAATATTATGACAACTCAAGATGAACTTTTCAATGGCATCTTCCTCGTTCCAAAGCCTGGAAAAAAGGAAAAGAGTGAATTTAATACACACTTATCGGTTAAACCACTTGAACTTGTCGAACATCTCATCAAACTTTTCACAACCGAGAATGCAGTGGTTCTAGATCCGTTTATGGGGAGTGGTACAACCGCGGTCGCTGCTGTATCATGTAATCGTCGATATTTGGGATATGACATAAACGAGGAATATGTAGACATTTCAAAGAAGCGAGTGGCGTCTCGGATTTCATCCAATTAAATATATGGAAAAACAACCTACATGCAACAAGGTTTGTACTTCTCCTCCTTGGTGGTGTACGAAGAGGTGGTCTTATCTATGATGAAGAGGATGAGGGCAATGATGACTATGCCCCAAAAGCTCCCACCACTGGTTACGGTCTCAACAAAACTAGATTGAACTGGGGGTACTCCCGCGTTTGTCATTTGTTATATATAAAGAAGATATTTAAAGAGGATGGGTAAACCTTTAATTAATGGTAAATAATACAGGATTGATTTATAAAATTACAAGTCCATCTGGACAAATGTATATTGGTCAAACAATTGGGAAATTAAATAGGAGATTATCTCGCCATGCTACAGAATCGGGTTGTGTCGCGATGAAGCGCGCGATGGATAAATATGGTAGAGAAAATATGAAATGTGACGTTATAGAAGAAAATATTCCACTCGAACATCTCGATGATCGTGAAACGTATTGGATAGATCAGTTAAATACACTCTCACCGAATGGATATAACCTTACAACCGGTGGTGGACGACCAGTATATTCTGAGGAAACCAAAGAACGTCTACGAGAAGTACATCGCACGAGAAAATTAGAGAAAGATGGGTATTTGGGACATGTACATCTGGTTAATAAAAATAGATTTATGCCCAGACTTACGATAAATGCTAAACAAGAAAACCTTTCACATCACAGTTTTGAAACTCGTGAAGAAGCTGTAAATATATTGATACAATACACAGAAGATCCAGATAACTTCATAAAACCTGGCACCCCTATAAGAAAACAGCGATCAGGAACCGTATATTTTCATGAAACTAAAAATTGGTGGGTTGCGAGAGCAGTGAATAATACCCACGTAGGTTTGTTCGATACAAAAGAAGATGCTGAACAAGCTCTAGATAAATATAATGAAAACGGTGAATTGCCACCAGCTAAAATAAGACCTCGTGGTTCCGGAACTATAGAACAACGATATAACGGTAAGTGGCATGCGACAGTATGTGGGGTGGGAATAGGAACATTCGATACAAAAGAGGAAGCTGAACAGGCGATTATTCGATATAAGGAAACCGGTGTTACAAATATAACACAAAGAGAAGGTGGTTCTGGAACTGTAACATTCGATAAACAATCCCAAAAATGGCGTGCACGTTCATCAGATGGGAAGTATGTGGGAACGACATTCATTACAAAAGAAGATGCTGAACAAGCTCTAGATAAATATAATGAAAGTGATGAATTACCACCAACTAAAAGAAGACCTTCTGGTTCTGGAACTGTATATTTCATCAAAACGAAAAATCGGTGGGGGGCTCGTACAAAAGAAGGTAAATATATTGGTGCGGGATTTCTCACGGAAGATCAAGCTAGAAGTGCACTTGATAAATATCTCATCTCAAATCCTTATCAGCCGTGTAATACGTCTTCCCCTTAACTACAAAACTATGTACCCTAGCATAGGCCCATGCCTGTGGAGAAGCTCCCGGACGATGCCCGGTTCTCCACGCGGCAAGACCCCTATTATAGACCGTTTTTAGGGTTTTTAGAGGAATTTTAGTAGCCTTAGCAATTTCAGGGAGGGTTTTGATTCCCGGATACATTTTCCTAAATCTCGCGGTGTAGGAGGAAGTCTTGGTTTTTCTTCCCTCGTCCGTTCTGAACTTGGTGTAGTCTTTTTTGAGCATCTTCTTGTAACGAGTTTCAACCTCCTTGAGGGTCTCGAGGCCTCTGAAGTATTTGAGGGGTGCATAGACCTTACCCTCTCTTGTACGCAGTTGCTTAACTTTTCTAGTAATCTGAGCATCTGTGAGAGGCATCTTAATTTTTAGCGAGATTTTTATCACACAGGATATCAAATGGGACGAGTATGTTCTCTGATGATAACCGATAGTACTAGACCTAAACATCTTGATTTATTTTTCAATAGTGTATGGAACTTCAATGAACCAGTTAGTCTTGAATTAAATACTATTTACTGTAATGATATTTCACTAAGACGGATTCTATCTATGAAAAAGGTGCTAGATCATCATAGACCGAACTCACGTAAATATGTTGAAAGTAGTACAATCCTAGTTGGATCGAACTTCGCACGCCGCATTTTACAAGTAGGACTCTTCCTTGTTAGACCCGAAAGACCCGTATTTGTTAGGGTCGCCCAATAAGTTTCTTCACATGCTCCACGAAAGTCTCCCCGCGATGAGATTCCGGGAACGTTTTGAAGTACAGTGTAAATACATCTGTACCATTTAAGTGAACGTGGAGGAGATAAATCAAAAACACCACAAAGTTGAATATCGCATCCTCTGTGTTCAAAAGAGACCTGGTTGGATCTTTTACATAACTGAGTAATGCAAATAGGATCTCCAACCCAATTATAACCACACGCTTAGACCAGTGATAATCACTTGTAAATCTAATAGATGTGGTGTACACAGCAACTCCAACCGCTAATAATAGAGGTAATAAAGGAGAATAGGGATTAAAACCCACATAATATGATACGGATAAAGCCCAAAGCCACCAACTAAACACAAGACTCTTCTTCCTCATCTATCTTCACTTGAGATATTTTATGGCCGCGGCGATGCTTGAATAGACACATTTTCCAAAGCGGACACGGCCCGTCCTAGGATTGTAGTATCCTGTGTGCCCATTGAAGGAAGCCTTGTGAATTTCACCCATATAAAAAATACAATATTATAATAATCAGCAGAGATGGGGTTGTCAATAATTATGGGGAATATGTTTTCCGGTAAAACATCAGAATTGATTCGCCGACTTAAGCGTCTAAAAGTCATCGGAAAGAATATTCTGGTCATCAATTCTTCCAAGGATACACGTTCCCCTGATGAAGTTCTAAAAACGCACGATAATGTTAAATTTGACTGCTACAAAACATATGATCTTTTTGACGTCACGGATACATTAGCTTTTCATGATGCCGATATCATAGCCGTGGATGAAGCGCAGTTTTTCCCTAGACTGAAAAAGTTTGTTGAATGTTGCCTTTACTGTGAAAAGAGTGTGATTTTGGCAGGCTTAGATGCCGACTCTTTTCAAAGGAAATTTGGAGAACTTATTGACTGTATCCCACTCGCATGTGATGTAACTAAACTTTCAGCCCTGTGTATGTGTTGCAATGATGGAACCCCTGGACCCTTCACAAAACGCATGGTAGAGGATAAAACATTGGAACTCATAGGTGGAAGTGATATGTACAGTGCAGTTTGTCGCAAACATTTATAATTTGAAAACACCGTCTGAAATATTACGAGCTATTCTTCTAAACCAACCTAACGGGGTCACTGAATCATTCTCATAAAGTGGGATAATGAGAGATATACGAGCGCACCCGTTTTGTTGCCTAGAGACCGAGTGTTTAACTTCACTCCCATTGTACACAACACCCTTACCCGCCTTACTCTCATTGATCTTTACCTTATCATTTCGGTCCTTTGTCATTAGGTGAGAGGTGTTACAGGTGCTCGTGTATATGTTACACACATAAGTCTTTCTTTTGCCACCTGTGAAGTTATTATCAAAGTGCCAGTCAATGTAATGACCACTTTGATTGTAGAGTCTCAAAAACCAACAGTATTGCTCAGTTTCACAATCAGCTGGCTTGGTCTTGTCACTTCTAACTGTAGAAACATACTCCTCCACTATATTGAAAACCTGGGGAAGTTTCTCTTTGATCGTACACCGGGTAATCTTGTACCCCTCAACCGCACCAGAGGATGACTTGTTACCGTGATTTTGCGCGATGTGTATGATATCATTTACATATGGATTTAGGCTATTAGATATTGTGGTGCAATCCAATTCCTTGAACTTTCCACTCTGAGCTGGTTTAAGGTAACCATTCCAGAGGTTCAGAATGAACGGTATCAGAATTACAAACAATACGACCAGTATAGTTCTAATCTTCATACAATATAGCGTTATTTTTTTTCACCCTAAAATCGTTTGATGTCCAGGATGAGTACAACTCGTTTACTGTGTCCCGTTTTAATCACTTCGTGGTATCTTGAATGATCAAATACAAACTCCTGTCCTTCCGTGTGAACATGTGGACCTTTCTCTGTATATAAAGTACAGTCACCATCCCCCATAATCGTAAGGTGGTATCTAAGTAAGAGATTTGTCTCGGCTCTATGTGCGGGTATAATAGTGGGGGCATCCATAACTGCGAAAGATGCAGTCTCCTCATCAATACAAGGTATCTGCTTCACGAGACTCTTTAACTTCGGAAAATGTTCAAAAGAATATCGATAGTAGTTGTCATTCTTTTCAAACCAAGGATCTACGTCATGGTACATGGTTTTTTCTAGAGTTTTTGAAACCTCTTCAAACTCTTTGCGTATTTGTTTGTAATGTGCTTTGATTAACCATAGTCCGCCAAATTCCCAGTGTGAATATGTGGGTGCGTAAGCTATTAGATCTATGAGAGTGTTTCTAATTCCCACTAATGGTCGTCTCCAATTCTGGAAATACAGTCTATCTACAGGCAATTTCATAAAATCGTGACAGATTAGGATGAATGGAACAACCGCCAGATACCACATTATTTTCTCAGTAGATTATAAAAATGCCCGGATACGGCAAGCCCATGGAAAAGTACGCCCCCGCTCCCACTGCTGAGACTAAGGAGGTTAAGGATCGTTTCACGATGCCTGCCATCCCTCAGCTCACCATCGTCCAGATGATCATTGCTGGTGTTATCGTCGCCTACGCCTTCCTCGCCCGTAAGGTTAAGGGTGTCGTCGTTGCGACTCTCGCCCTTACCATTGGTCTGCTCCACATGTACGACCACCTCTACCGTGTGAAGAGGGGTCCTGAGAAGCTCTTCCTCCTCCCCGGTGATGAGAAGAAGGAGAACTACTGCGCCACTGGTGCCTGTGGTTGTGGTAAGTAAATTATATTTATAGATAGTAAGTATGCGCGTCAAGATTGTTCGCAGCCCTGATCCTAAAAAGAAGTTCAGGGCAATCTTAGAAAGCGGCAAAACGGTTGACTTTGGTGCGAGAGGGTATTCAGACTATACAAAACACAAAACACCTTCCCGCATGCGATCGTATGTATTACGTCACGGTGGTCAAATACCCAAGCGTATTATAGCAGAGAGAGATCCTAGTAGAATTCAAAACCTAATGCTGGACATTAATCGTAGTGACAAAGAAGACTGGAAAATGAGTGGTATCAACGGGGCCGGATTTTGGTCACGTTGGTATCTCTGGAGTTTTCCTACCATTGCAGGTGTTAAGCGATTTATGTCTAAGAGATTTGGAATACAGATTGTTTGAAGTCCCTGAACTTTTCAAAGAAGTGGATAATTGTAGTGAGGCGTTTATATAAATCTGGTCCGAGATCAAATTTAACTAGGTCCTCTACTGAATCAAAGTAAATCAGGTCTATATCTTCCAATTGGCCGACGTTGAATATGTAGTCAGTAAATGTGTAATGTACACTATCAAAATCTTCACCCTCCCACGTTCTCAAAACATTTTTGATGTGTTCCAATCCAAGGTGTTTCGAGATAGTGTTTACTACGCATAGCTTAGCAATATGTACCAATCGCTTACATGTATAATCGTCTATATCACGTTGCCATAATTGCTTCATGCGATCGCGATTCTTCCCCCCATCTTCTTTTACACATTCAGAAAAATTGGATATGAGTATTTGCGCTTTCTCAATATTTTCTTCGTTCATTATCCAATTATTCGCGAGGTCTCTTAAGTTTTTGATGTTTATGTCATGTTCTGATAATCGACAGAAACATCCTAAATCTTTCAATATACCCATTCTACTATCACTTCTATATTTTTTAACTTATAAAATTAGTTAAGCTTGAGCTTGTTAGCGGGCGCGTTCTTGTTGTTGTTGGGCTTGTTAGCATTGTTGGCGGGCTTGTTAGCATTGTTGGCGGGCTTGTTAGCATTGTTGTTAGGCTTGTTAGCATTGTTGGCGGGCTTGTTAGCATTGTTGTTGGGCTTGTTATTGTTGGGCTTGTTAGCATTGTTGGCGGGCTTGTTATTGTTGGGCTTGTTGTTGTTGGGCTTGGCATTGTTGTTGGGCTTGTTGTTGTTAGGCTTGTTGTTGTTAGGCTTGGCATTGTTGTTGGGCTTAGCATTGTTGTTGGGCTTGTTGCCATTGTTGTTGGGCTTGTTGCCATTGTTGTTGGGCTTAGCGTTGTTGTTGGGCTTGTTGCCATTGTTGTTGGGCTTAGCGTTGTTGTTAGGCTTAGCGTTGTTGTTGGGCTTAGCATTGTTGGCGGGAGCCGCATTGTTACCACCGTTCGCAGCACGCGCCTTGTTAATAGCGTCCGTCGCTAATTTGAGAGCGATCTCACGGAGCTTCTTGGCACCGTTGTTGAGAGCGTTGTTCGCGGGCTGGTTATTATTAGCCATGATCGTAATATACTAATTAGTAAGATTATTTTTCCTCATCCCCTTTTTTTTCAATACATTTTTCAGTTCAGCCATAAGTGCCGCACGCTTAGCATTTACGGGGGGTTTCCTGGGTGGTGGTGGAGGAGGAGGTGGAGGAGGGGGAGGTGGTCCACCACCAGTACGCATAGTCATTTGAGGACTGGGACCCACAATAGTTCTACAGATTCGAACAACTTGCTGAGCATTCTTAACACTATTTTCAAAGTTTAATCTAATTTTGGCGCGGAGTTCCTTAGCAGTTAGTTTGACCCGCTTACCACGGACATCCTTAGTAACTCGCAGACCCGCTTTCTTAGCTTTCTCCTTGAGATCCTTGTACTGCATATTACTATAGGTAAATATAAATAAAATTCCTTCTGAAGATATAAAGATAGCAAACTTATGAATCATAAGATGGGTGATGTTACTGAACTAAAGATCATGATTACGCGTGTACTCATCCCTAGGATACGACAGTTAGAAAGTGAAGTAGAATCTTTGAGAAAACACACATGGCCCTATGTGCAAGCTCGTAAGGAACATCACGAACTAGACGACATGGAAGCTAAGATGGATTTTTTCAAAAATTTGGACGATGACACAATCAAGCAACTTTTGGAAATCAAGTCTAGACTGCGTAGAGGTTCAAATCTTCAGCATAGGGAATTTGACATGATTACACTTAGGAATTTGGAGAATAATTTCTGCTAATAATGTATATAGCTATGAGTTTCTTACGTAGCATAAGAGGCAGATCGGGTGCTCTATCTGGAGCATCTTCCACAGCTTCAAGTTTACTTGTTCAATCCCTCATACTCATGACATTAGCTGGTATGGACAACCCAATGGCAAAGGGACTTCTCATTTGCTGCGCCTGTTCATCCTGTTCAGGTACATTTAGAATGTTACAGCAGATGCTCTATGGTTTCACTGGTATCAGAACATATGGTGTTTGATTAAAATCTCAGAGTATATTAAATCACTCACGATGGGTGCCGCATTATCCTCTCTTTGGTTCTTCATAAGCCCAATTCCAGATTTGTCTAACAAGGGTAAGTTCAAACAGGTTTCATCTTTCATGATGTCCGTGAGCTGTATGTTTACGATGCTCCTACTCTACTGGGGTAAGCAATTCTATGATATGCACCCTGGATTCCCCGTTCCATTCCCACCATGGTTCTTCCCAGGTATGCTAATACTTATGTGTAGTTGCTGCTGCTCAACCCTCAAACTTATGGGTCAGGCAAATAAAGCCCTGAAGCAGCGATAAATTAGAAGAAGTTATCGGTGCGATACATCTTAACCCCAAATGAACCAGTCTTACCAGTGATTGAGACTGTTTCATTTCCATATAGCTCGCCACATCCGATATCATCCATACAGTCTCTAGCATTATGGCTTATAGGTATAGGGTAAATCTGTTGACCGGGTGTAGTAGTGTAATAATGGTACCTATCACGACGACCACGCACCTCTTTACCATATAGGGGTAATGTAGTTTCGTTAGGTCCAGTTAATATACCCATTTGCTGCATTTGCCCGGGCTTGTATTTCTTGATGGGTGGTCCCCTAAACTCTGGTTCTCGGCGCACACTTACTGGGCGTGGTGGTACTGGAAGAGAGGGTTGGGTCTGAACTTTGACAACCCTGGGATTATACCACATATAAACAAGAGCAAGAACTAGAACAAAGAGGATGGCGGAAAGCATCTGAGTTTTCGTCTTGTTCTTCATTTATTATAGTTAAGGAAAATCTTTCCAAATAAGGTATGAAGATACTAGCGATAGATATCGGGTATCACAACATGGGTTTAGTTTTAGCTGAGTCATTGACCGGTCCAAGTATTACGATTGAATACATGAAAAAGGTAAGTTTAGAAGACTACAAATATTTAAAGACCAATGACTTTGTTGACCTAGTTCCTTTATTTGTGGAAGATCATAAACACCTATTTGATGCGGCTGAGAAAATACTCATAGAAAGACAACCCCCGAGTGGATTCACGAATATTGAGATTCTTTTACACTACATGTTCAGAGATAAGGTTAAACTTATTTCACCTGTGAGCATGCATTTACATTTTGGTATAAGAAACTTGGATTACGATGAGCGGAAAGAGCGGACTATAAGTCTAGCCGAAAGATGTTTGAAAGAGGAAATTCCATACGAAAGGAAACATGACATAGCTGATGCTGTGTGTATGATTATGTATGACAATTTTAAATGTGCGACTCATATATTTGATCGTTTTAGGTATCGTCCACCTTCTTCAACGACTTGAGTTCATCATTAATAATCATTAGTGAATTCTTTATAGCTTCCATAGCACCAAAGACCTCATTCGTATTTCCCCTGTCAACAAAGTCCTGAATTTTATTGAGATTGTGTTCGATTGATTCTTTACTAAGACGAGCATCTTCCTCCATTCTTTTTTTGGTTTCTTGGAGACGAACTATTTTAGTATAAATTGAATCTCTGTCAACCATGAAAGATTTTGTTAGGGTTTTGATATCTTTTTTGAGAGCATCTTGCTCTCTGTAAAGTTCTATACGAGGTGTTTCCGTTTTCCCCTGTTCAATGTTCTTTTGAAGTTCATGTATCTTGACTAAAATTAACTCTTTATCCTTAGTAAATACCTCATACTTCTCCTCTACGATCTTTTCGAGACGAGCAATTTCAGTATCCATTATAAGAGATTGACAAATTTTTATGAAAATAATCTGTGCACATAATAAATGCCAAGTTCCAAGCAACTTCAGGATGCGCGTAAAAAGTTAAAGAGGACTCCCAAACCCAAGGGTAATTCACCTAGGATACCATCTGCTGCGCTCCTCCGTATCATCAAGTCGGATCCCAAGATTAAGCGTAACAAAGAATTTGTAAAGCGTGTCCATGAGTTAATCAAGAATGGTAAGTAAAATACCATTTAGACTACTACCCTCGCAGCAGGAATCTTCTTACCATCCCATACTTTGAAAATGTCATTGATGATGTTATCAAAGTAACCGAGACGATACTGAACTATACCCCATAACACAAAGAATACAGTCTTTGTGAGGTGATTAATTTCATTCTCCTCCATTTTGTATATTGGACCTACAACCCTTCCCATAAAAGTTTCCTCTTTTTTTGAACCCGTAATAGCCATTTCCGCTTGCGTCAACGCGCAGGTGTCGTCGTTAACACTCCAATGGTAAAAGATAAATGGAATTAAAATGGAGTAAAATTCCAAGTTTCTCCTGTCATTGGTAAAGGGTATTACTAGGATGAATATGAGAAACACAAGATGAATGAAAAAAATAATATTCATCTTATTATAAGATGAGTGAAGAAATTAATATGGAGGAAACATGGAACGAATATCACGAGAGTATACTTCGCCAATGGGGTGAATCCTCTGCCTGTTATCGTTACATGCACCACCGCGCTTTTTTGATGTTCAAAAAGCTGTCTCTTCGCTTCAATTTACCAGTGATTGTTTTGTCAACAATAACAGGTACGGCTAACTTTGCCCAGTCCACACTGCCACCAGCCATTCAACCCGCGGCACCGTCTATAATTGGTGGTTTGAACCTTATAGCTGGGTTGATAGCGACTATAATGCAATTTCTCAAAATACAGGAATTAATGGAGAATCATAGAACTGCTGCGTTAGGTCACGGTTCCCTCTCACGTAACATTAGGTTACAATTGGCTTTACCCCGCGATGAACGTAAGAAAGAAGGTCTTAAATTCGTCGAAGAGTGTAAAACTACATATGATAGTCTACTTGAACAGTCACCACCTATACCTAAACATATCCTTCTCAACTTTGAAAAGGAATACCCCATTGACGGTATATTTACCAAACCCGAAATCTTAGATGTGCGACCAATTCCATTCTTAAAGCCTCCTAAGACCACTACACCTATACGGGCTATGACTCAAGATACTCCATTTGAGAAGATCGGTAGAATGCTTTCACCTACTGAACAGGAAGAGGAGGAAGAGGAACTGGAGGAAACTGAAGAGTATGAAGAGGAAGAAGAGACAGACGTCGAACAAGGTACGCCAAAAGAATAAACATTAGAAGATTGGTAAGGATTGTGGATACAATGAATGGTAAAATTTTCTTTCTTAAAGGTTTTACGATTCTTTCATGTAGTGCGTCATTTTTGAGTACCAAATCTATGGCCTGATTAGTAAGATCATCTATGGATTCCTTCATTAAAATAGTTGAGCAAAAAAAAAGTCCCGTCGTAACGACAATACACACTAAACAGATAGATCTAATTCGTAGATACATTAGAGAAGGCAAGAATGTATTTATTTGTGGACCCCTAGGAGTGGGCAAAACCTTCATTTTGGAGAAAGTGTTGGAAGGGACCAATCACATAGAATTACTTCCTCATCACCTAAAAAGAGATTCACATTTCTTACCGTTTATTAAACCATCTACTAAACATGTATTCATAGACAATTATGATAGCACGTTTAAATCTGTGATAGAACAGGTATCTGATGGTAATAATTTGACACGTGGATCTTTACTCGTGACAACAACAACCATGTGTATGTATCCAAATTTTGAGACAGTTATGATACCTAGACACAAACCCGATGTTCTCTTAACCCTAACCGAAAATCAAGGGAGGGAGGCTTATGAAGCAGCTGTTAGATCTCAAGGAAACATTCGTAACTTTTTCACCTATCTGGAAGGGTATGATGAAATGGATGAGTTTAAAACCCCCAAAGAGTTTATAGCGGAGGTGTTGAGTGATCCGGGTCCCATCAAAATTTTAGATAGTATAGCCGAGCATGGGCACATGTGGGACATCTTTCAAGAAAACTACATTGACTCAAAAGGTGTAGATTTAATTAAATCCACTATTTCGTTCTCCGATGCCGATATGTATGATACCTATATCTATCAATCGGGTAATTGGAATCTGATGCCATACTTTGTATTACACGCTTTAACTTTACCAAAGTCAGCCCTCGGTGAACCCCTGGATAAGGATAAGATACGACCTGGTTCGTGTTGGACAAAGTTAGGAAATTACAAGATGCGTAAACAAAAGTTTTCAGATATTCAGAAGAAATCTAGAACGGGGTTGGGGGTTGAAGAATTGTGTCTATTAAAGAAGTATGCAGAAAAAGGAGACTTGGAACCACTACTTGAGTATAAAATAACTCCTCAAGATTTTGATGTCATCAATCATCTTGCAGTTGGAAATGGCTTAAAATCAAAGGACGTAACGAGAGTAAAGAAAGCCTTGAAAAATGCCTACGACAGATGATGAAGTCAAAGAACAAGAGGAGAACGATTCCATCAAGGTGATTGGTAACGAAATTTTGTATTATGGGGATATTGACCGCGAAAACGCACTTGAATTTGTAGAAAAATTCAAAAAGCTCGAAATCGATCTTCTCAAAAAGGCAGCAGAACTTGTTGGATACGAGCCAATGATTCGTGTTCACATAATGAGTGAAGGGGGTGATGTGTTTGCGGGCCTAAACATGATGAATGTTCTTGAACGCTCGCGTGTCAAAGTCGTCACGATCGCCCAAGGTTCCTGTTGTAGTGCAGCCACCTTTGTACTTTTAGGTGGGGCTGAGAGACGTATGGGTAAGAATGCATACTGCCTTATCCACCAAATTAGTACTGAAATGTGGGGTAATTTCAATGAGCTTAAGAATGAGATGAAGTCAAATGATAAGCTCATGAAGATGCTGAAGGACATGTATCTCTCGAAGACAAAGATCCCTGAAACCAAGTTTAAAACCCTAATGAAAAAGGATATTTATTTGCCACCGGACAAGTGTCTTAAATATGGAATCGTTTCCGCGATTGAGTAATTGTCACATGGCGCTTATATAATCCCAAAATACACAAAAAAATAAAAATAATACAAAAAGTATTTGCATTCAATGGCATAAATGTGCTTTCTGGAGGCCTAAGTCGTTCCATTCTACCGTAATTTATAACCGGAATTTCCGACATCTACTTAAAACTGATATTTTATTATCGTATAATGGAACGCCTTATCAGACAAGACAAGCACGGTCGCGACCGCTACATCGACATCAAGGTTGAAGACCTAAAGAATGGAACTGCGGATATCGTGAAGGTCTCTGGCATCGTGGGAAGTGACAAGTTTACTGAATCACGAACCAATGTTAAGACTGGTTATGAGAAAGCTCTCAAGCGAGCTCAAACTATGTGGAACAATGAGCATACCAAATGTAATCAGGTGTTGCCCATGCTTGCGAACAAGTGGGAGGAGAGGAAGAAATACATCTCCGAACCTTTCTATGTTCAACCCAAACTTGATGGTGTTCGTCTACTGGTTTCAAAGGATGGTGGTATCTCACGAACTGGTAAGATTATCCCTGGAACCGAGGTTCTTGGGAAGGGTCTTGAGCCGGGTCAATATGTGGACGGTGAAGCGTATGATCCCAATCTCTCATTTGAAGATCTTACCAGCACCTTCAAAACCGATCCTCTGAAGCTCAAATTTTATGTTTTTGACTTCTTTGATCTCAAGAAGCTGAATATGACTTTTGAAGAACGCTGGCATAAGGCCAAATCTCTATCGAATATCCACTACGAATATGTTGAGACCTTCAATATCAAAAAACATAAGGATATGGAAGGCTATCACAAGATGTTCATGCAGCAGGGATTTGAGGGTACCATGATCCGTGACCCCTTCAGTGTCTATGAGGTGGGTCAACGAAGCAACTATCTCCTTAAGTACAAGGATTTCCAGACCGAGGAATATGAGATTGTTGGTGCCAAGACAGGGCATGGTCGCGACGCTGATGCGGTTGTCTGGGTGTGTAAGACTCAAGATGGGCAGCAGTTTACAGTTCGTCCCGAGGGAACCATTGCTCAGAGGGAGGAGCATTACAAGAACTACAAGGAGTACATTGGAAAGATGCTCACTGTGCGTTTCCAAAACCTGACAGCCCAAAAGGTACCCCGATTCCCGGTGGGTGTTGTAATTAGAGATTATGAATAATGTTTGTAATAAATAAATGAATCGGATTGCAATCGACATCGATGAAGTCTTAGTAAAGTTTCTCTTCCCATTGGCGAAACATCATAATAAAGTTCACAAACTTTGGAGTAAACCCAAATACAATTATATATACCGTGAAGTATTTGAAATTGATGAGCCAACTTCCCAACAAATGGTGAGAGAATTTTATAAATCCAAAGCCTTCATGGATCTCGTACCTATAAAAGGTTCACAAGCAGCTATGTACTCTTTAAAGCGACGTGCTAACAAAATGTATGTGGTCACGGGTCGTCAAGATGTTGTGCGTGATGAGACAGAAACATGGATTGAAACCTTTTTCCCGGGTGTGTTTGATGATGTTATTTTGACCAATAGTTTTACTCCCAATGAAATACACAAGGCTGATATTTGTCGCGCCTTGAACATAGGCCTTATAATAGATGACAACAAGAGTATTTGTGACCGTTGCATAAATGATGGTGTTAGAGCTCTGAACTACATTGGAGAAGACGAGATATACCCGTGGTGTGAAGAAAGTGACATAAGTATTCGAGATTGGACGAATTATGTAAACGAGCTTAAAATATACGATGTTTAATGAATTAGAAAATGTCTCTCGGTCTCGTCGGTCTCGGCGCCATTGGTGGAAACCTCGCTCTTAACATCCAGAAGTCTAATGAACTTCATGTGTACAATCGTACACCCGAACAAGTTAAAGCTCTTACGGATGATTGTATGAATATTCGTGGTCATTCTTCTATGGAAGATATGGTTTCTAAAATGGAATCTCCCCGAACCATCATCACTGCCCTTCCTCATGGTGAAGTAACGGATTCTGTTGTAAAGCAGTTGAGTAAGTCTCTAGAAGAAAATGATACGATCATTGATTGCTCCAACGAGTTCTACAGAACTTCTAGGAACCGTGGTGCGTATTGTCAATCCAAGGGTATTAATTATATGGGTGTAGGTCTCTCAGGTGGAGCTAATGGGGCTAGAACGGGTCCGGCACTCATGATAGGCTCTACTTGGGATACATACAAGAAAGTTGAACCTCTTTTCAAATCAATCGCCAAAAGTTACGCTTATATGGGTACCGATTATGGTGTTGGTCATTACACTAAGATGGTTCACAATGGTGTTGAATATGGTATGCTTCAAGGTATCGCGGACGTTTTCGCATACTGCAACCAAGATAAGCACTATATGGCCCAAGTTCTGAGAGAAGCCGAAAATTCAGACATTAGTGGATATCTCACTAATTCCGCGTTACAGGTACTTGATAACTATAAAATCCATAAGATTGCGGATGTAGGTCAGATGAATAACACTGGATTGTGGTGTAGTCAAATTGGTCTAGAATATGGTATTCCAACACCTACTATCAATTCAGCTGTAAATGCTAGGTTTACGAGTCGTCATGTCAAGGCTATCAATACGGCGCAACATTTGAACTACGCGATTGACCCCATTGTGGGATTGGATACTTTGCGTTTTGTGTTTGCGACTTCTATCCTAGAAGGTTTTGAACTAATGAATACGAGGCATGTAAAGGATGAAAGTATCAAAAGGGCTTGGTCTTCTGGTACTATCATTGAATGTCCAATGATTAGGGAAAACTGTCGTAACATTATTGAAGAAACTGTAGACAATGCAAGGGTTCTTATGATGTATTGTACCTCTGGGAGTATACCGTGTCCAGCCGTTCAAGCTGCCCTTACACAGTATGATTTTACCCACCAGACTTCAACTTCTATGAAGTTCATCATGGCGCAACGAAACTTTTTCGGTCAACATGAGATGATTGAGGCGTGATCCCATAGGTAATCAACCTCTTTCTCTCTCAAAAAGAAGTCTTCGTTTCCAGCTTTGATCTGTCTGAGTACATTTTCGTATGCGCAACCACCCTCATTTAAATTCCAAATTTCATTGTTTATGAGAATATTCTTTTCCTCTTTGAGAACCATCTTAGCCATGTCAGCCTCCAAATAAACATTTTTGTAGGTCATGGAGATCTTACATTGTGTTGGAGCGGTGCCATTATATTCTAAGCTTCTCGAGAGTTGCATAACTTCTGGTTTAATAGATCGCAATTCTTTCAGTATTATTTCCCGTTTTACCCCCAGGTGTTTGGCTATGATTGTAGCAAACAATAGGACGCAATGACTTTGATACATGTCTCCGATTATACCCACAGTATCAAAGTAGTTAATCCTTTCGTTCATATCACCACATTCGTGTAGCTTGAGCTTGATACTCTCCAGTCTAGCGGGTGTTCTTATCCATTTCAAAATATCCTTACCAAGGTAGTGGTCGTTATATATCACATTTATGTTGTTGTCACTTATAAAGTCTTTAATTTGTTCAAAATCGTACTTTGAATGTCCATGAGGTTTTTCAAGTATATAGGTTGGATTAACAATGTCAAGGTAAGGTTCCACGTTCTCACAGAAATTGTGAGTGGGAATGGCCATGTAAGCAACTACGTTCTTCTCATCTTTGAGATGATCTAAGTTTGCTACTTCCCGCCGTGAAATTGGGGTGTACGGGCACCCCATTTTTTTGAGAGCTGGTATAATTCTCGATTGGGCCAGATGGCCCCTGGCACCAAACACTAAACAGTGATCCATTTATCACTATTTTTTTGTGAGATTTTTTTGAGGGAAATTTACTTAAAATTTTTGAAGGAAAATCATATATGTCTGTGGGGATAGTAACGCCCAAGGTGCTCGCAGAAATAACCACAAAATTATGTATGCGTCTGGGTGACAAAACTGATACTCCAGTACCCATTCATGTATCCCAAAAATATTCATCACCAGAACGAATGGTTTTAGATATGGAAAAACCTAGAAGGGTATTCACATTTTGTCCATCGATGTCACACAATTCGGATAACATCATTGAATCTCTGTGTACACAAATGGGTCCTCTTGATGTTGTCATAGATTGTTACATAGATAGTGATACCGACATTTCACATCGCCGTGATATATGTGAACATAACAGTACACAGTACCTTTCAGTCAATATGACCCACGCCGGTATGTTTATACAAGGCGGACGCAGTGCATATATGGAAAACAAAAATTTACTCAAGAAACTTAATCCAAATATGTATTATTTGGGCCCAATTAAAATCGTGTAAAATTATAAATGTTTGCTCTTTTATGTAAACCAATTGTTGTACCAGTTCAAACAGGAAACCCAGTTTTAAGAGCAAACGATTGCCGCATTGCCTATGTAACACCATCTCAATCACAAGAGGGTAAACTTGAGATTGAGATACTTGAAGCACCTCCCGTGTACGTAGGACCGGATAAGGAGAGTGATAAGTTCTAAAAGAATGGGTTTGTAAGATTAATTAGTTTTCCGTTTTCCTTTGTTTTCATATAAATAACCTCATCACATTCACCACCTTTCATAGCCATTTCGGGTTCTCCACACGTGGTTCCAGCTGTCTTATGCCTATCACATGCAAATTTAGTCCTTGTTGTGATATCCATATTCTGGCTATAGCCGATAAATGTTCTATCAACTACACCATTCTTGTCCAAAGCTTCAACTGTAGCCTTCCATGAGTATGGCCCGAATTTCCATTCATTTGTTGCATCGATGGGTGGTGGAGGAGCATCCAAAGTGAATGCAGACATACGATGACTGAAACGCCTCTTCAGAGACAGAACTGGAGAACATATGAAGTTCGCGAGTGTTATCATTACTAACGGTTATATTTCTACTTTTAAGTAAGTTAATTTTACAAAATGGGTGACACATTGTAAAAACAACAGTTTCTCCTCCGACCGGGTTTGAACCGATGACCTACAGGTTAACAGCCTGTCGCTCTACCAACTGAGCTACAGAGGAATG